GTTGTGGATAGTGCTTTCCAGTATTTGGAAAAGAAAAGAGATCCTAAAGAACGGTTTTATATGCCAAGAAGAAAGCAATTTCTCAAAATAGGGCTTACACAGGCTTTACAAGGCATGATTGATGATAAATATGACATTCTTTGCGTGTCTCTTGTTCCGGGAGCAGGCAAAACAACGGTTGAAAAAATGTTTCACGCACTTGTTGCCGGATGGTTTCCGAGAGATTTCAGTCTTTTTTATTCGCACAGTGGAGATATCACCAGAATGTACTATGACGGTGTGTACGATATTGTTACAAATACGGAAGAATATACATGGAATGAAATTTTCCCGGATCTTTCAGTGACAAGCACAAATGCAAAGATGGAGCAGTTTAATGTCGGGAAGTACAAATCGTTTCCATCCGTACAATGTACGTCTGTTGGTAGTAAGAATGCAGGTAAAGTAAGGGCTTCTAAGTTTTTACTGGTTGACGATATGATAGGCGGTATCGAAGAAGCAATGAATCCCATTATCCTTGATAAATTGTGGGATAAATATGCCGTAGATGCCCGCCAGAGAAAGATACAGGACACGGACGGCAAGAACTGCAAGGAAATACATATTGCCACAAGATGGAGCGTACACGACGTCATAGGGCGCATCCAAAATATGTACGAGGGAAATCCGAGAGTAAAGGTTATTGCGGTACCGGATGTAGACCCAGTTACAGGAGAAAGCAACTTTGACTATGAATTTTCTGGGTTTACGAAAGAATTTTTTGAAGACCAGCAATTATTGATGGACGACATATCATATCGCTGTCTCTACAAACAGGAGCCGATTGAGCGAGAGGGATTGCTGTTTCCGGAAGATAAAATACGCCGGTATCTTAATTTGCCGCATGGAAAGCCAGAAATTGTAACCGGTCAATGCGATACAAAGGGAAAAGGAACGGATTACTTTGTTTTGCCGGTATTGCAAAAATACGGAGAGGATTACTACTGTGTAGATTGTGTTTGCGATAACACGGCAGATTATGAGATGCAGTATGAAAATGCAGCAAATGTTTTGACAAACAACAAAGTGCAGGAATGTGAATTTGAGAGAAACGCCGGCGGAGACCGTGTCGCAATGGAAGTAAACAAGCGTGTCGAAAAAAAAGGATGGATATGTAACATTACTGACACACCGACGGAGACAAACAAGGAAGCAAGGATTTTCCAGTGCTCTAACTGGATATTACAGCACGTTATATTTAAAGACCAATCATTATATAAGCAAAATGAGCCATATGGAGTAATGATGTCTCTTCTCAAGAGATATTCAGTGTCCGGTAAAAAGCAGTTGGATGATGTGCCGGATGTATTTTCAAACTTTGCGCTTAGAGTGACAAATGGAAATAACGTAGCCAAAGTAGAAGCGGCAGTAAATCCGTTTAGGAGGTATTGATATGGTAAACAAAGATATTTTAAATCAATACTTAGATTTAAGAGAAGAAGTAAAAGAAGTAAGGAATAAAATTGAAAAGCTTGAAAAATACATAGAAAAAATTGAGCAGGAAGGAACGGTTATTGATAGCGTTTCTGGCGGAAATGGTGGAAACCAACATTTTAAAATAGAAGGAATAACATTGCCAGAATATAGGCACAAAAAAACCTTGTTATATTCCAGAAAAACCACCCTCGAAATTTTGGAAAACGAACTTCTTGAAAAAACAAATGAAGTAGAAGAGTTTATTGCAAATATAAAAGATAGCAGAATTAGAAGAATAATTAACCTTAGATTTTTAGAAAATCAATCTTGGAATAAGGTTGCCGACCAAATAGGAGGCAATAACACAGAAGACAGCGTTAGAAAAGCGTTCGATAGATTTATGAAAGAGTAAAGTTGTCCGATATGTCCGTTTTTTTTCTGATATAGTTATAATCGAAG